CCAAAAGTTTCTACTTGTTGGCGTACTTCATTGTTATTTTCGTTTTGAATAATATTGTCAGGCATATAAAGTTCTTCAAACCACGTATCAGATTGTGGAGTAAGCGTACAGAATCCAACCCAAGATTTTCTTGCGAATGGATTCAAGTTAATTACTTGTGAGCCATACGGCTGTGTAATCCACCCTTCTTGTACTGTGAAATCAAGAGTATATGTCAGATTATTTGTTTTAATATTAGTATTTACACCACCTTCGCAGTCCATACCGTACATTTCATACGGGACAGTACAAATTCTTGCTTCTGGATATATGGCACAATAATATGCTTCGTCTACAACATCTCCAATACCGTGGTCAACGAATGGGTCGATTAACATACCATTCTTATATCTCTCTAATCCTGCAGTATCAATAACTTGCATATCAGCAGTAGATTTTTCTAAGAGATTTAATGCTGTGTAATACTCTAAATTTTCTACTCTATTTTCAATGCCACGGATGTCCTGCATCGTAAATCTTTTATTTTTTACGTGTGCGACATTAATATTTTTATGATTATAAGTGTATGCTGGTACAAATATATTGTACAAGGTCAATTCATTTAATTCTTCAGTTGGAAGAATAGGATCATCAGAAGGAAATCCCTGTTTGATTTTAATATACCCATCATCGTTAATTACTAATCGGTCTCTTCGTGGTTGATAATAATCATAAGAAACAGAAATAGCAGACCCCGGCAGAGGTAAATATGTACCAACTGTGTAATCGGCATCAGAGGCTCTAAAGTCTATGTGGTCAGCAAGGTTACGACTTACAGTGCTTGTATCACGATATCCTGGAACTTCATCGTAAATAATACCAGCATCAGTATATGAATTGACAGCAAAATATGATGCAGTCGTAATATTACCGTGCGTATAATGTTTGTATGTTACTGTATAGGTACCAGGCTGACTTGCGTTAATACTATCATTCCACGTAAGAACTCCATCATTGAATGTAGTATCGGTTATGCCATCATCTCCTGGAATAAACTTGTCTGTTACGTCAGTGGTATCTGGTGCAATAACAGAAACAATTTCAGTAACAGCGTGAGGTATAGTAAGTTTATCATCAGCCAATACGATAGAACCAGATGTTTCTCCGTGCGACAATGCTCTCCACGATGCGTTGCTCATATACATATCTGCCATAATAGAAATATTATGACCAGATAAATTTGTAGATGCCGTGCCAGTTGTTTGGTCTACAATAGTAATAAGTGCAGACGTATTTCCTGATAGGTCAGCGGCCCAAGTATCACCAGAGGCTACAGTTCCGTATTGTGGTATAACTGAATTTGTAAATTCATCCCAGATATATAAAACTTTTTCCCAGTGCATATCGTTGAAAACTGCAGGTACAGTAGCAAGAGCACCAGATAGTAATGCTGTAGAATTTTTTTGTGTAGAAAATGTTACCTGTCCAAGAGTTAATGATGCTGTTTTTGAATGTATTTTATACAACCAAGGATAATTAACTCCCTTCTTGACTGCAACACCAGTAGGTCGATAAAGTTTTGCGTAAACTCCTACATCTGCTTCTGAAACAATGTATAGTGCAGGAGAAATTGCATCAAGACCTATAGCATTTTCGAGATATATTCTATACATCAATCCCTCTTGCGTAACGTGAGTAATACGTTTATGAACACCGATTGTAGTTGGTGTAGTATTAGCAGACGTATGCCCAACATCTGTTACGAATATAATATATTCTTTATTTACGACATTAAATACGCCGTTAATATCTTGTACTGATTCTACTTCAAAATATGGTCCAAATTCTGGAGTGAAATGGTCATTCGCTACGTGTCTAGTAGTTCTTGCACGTTCGGCCTCGACTGTGATAGGAACTAAAAGTTCGTGTTCATATCCATTAATGTATGCTTTGGAAGGGTCTACTTTAATTTTATAATGGTCAGCGTCAGAGCCTGCTTTGAATTCGATTGGAAATGGATTAAGTGTATAGTTGCCTGACTCGTTAAAAGTTCGTTGGGCCATCTCATTAGATAACAATGAATAGTCAGTGGCCTCGTATTTTGTGGTGATAAGACCAAGGTCTATATCCATTAACCACATCCACTTGTTTGCTACGCTCGAATCTGCTTCTTTAATAAGACTCAGAGTTTTCTGGTATCTGTCTCCGCCCGGTGCGTTCTGATTATAGAAACCAGATGCTGGGTCAAGAAGTCGTGGGTCAGTTGTAGATGCTACAATAACTTCTTCAATATCAAATCCGACTTTACAAGATGGAATTGCTGAAAGTGGGTCTAGGAAAATAGCTTGTGCTAAGACTGGAGTGAAAAATTCATCTAACCAATAAACACCATTAGCAACTCTTGCCTCTAATGCTTCTCCAGTGCCAACAATGACACCTGCTTTATAGAGTTTAGTGGAGTCATACCAAGAGTTGTCAATACAATCTCCATTGACATCGAAACCACCGTCACAAACTGTGTCGTAAGTGAATAGATTTTCTGCTTGAGCAAATGTTCCAGAAAGAATTCGGTAGTAATAGACTGGCTGAGTCTCGTCATCGTGAAGTTGCTCAATAACAGCAACAGCACCAGACGTTTCACCATATACAACACGATTCAACCAAGTAGTATCGGTTGTAGCGAGTTGCATCCAATCTCTCTTTGCAACACTAACTTGTCCGCCAACTACGGGCGAGCCGTTCTTCCAGATATGATTGGCCGAAGCCGACATCTGATTCTGGAGAATTGATTGTATTTGTGTTAATTCTCTCGCTTGAACCGCACGACCAGGATTAAATAAGATTTTTAAAAATCTATCGTCTACATTGTAATCATCATAATATGGAGATGTGTTAAAGTTATATGCCATTCGCTATTATCCTAAAATATTATTCGTATAACTCTAAAAACTTTTTAGAATTCTACTACGAGTTTCAAATCTTCAACCTGGTCAGAAGCACGAGTAATCGCCCTTCTGTTTTCGAGATAGATTAACTGTCCACTATCTGCTTCCAGACTTGTATCCGCATCGACATATACAGCCGCCTGAGCTTTCGTTCCACCACCTGTTAGTTCTGGATCACGTAACAACCCAACCTGTCTAAAGTCATCGTCCTCAGTAAACCCATCAGCGGTTTCCAATCTAACGTGAATCAGACCGTGGCGAACCTTTTGCGTATAGATAGCATCGCTATCTCCAAAGTCTGCTTGTTCTGAACCCGCAAGAACGCCAGTACCATAAATAACAGGCATCCAGTCGTCTGTTGTCGTGTTAATAATGTCATTCATTCCTAGTTTATAGAGGAATGTCCATTCATAGTTGTCAGACGTACTGATTGGTTGAGCGGTAAGACCTGAGGTATCTCCTGTGTAGCCTGTTGGCTCGTCAGAAGCACCAGCAGGTAGCCATAATCCACCGGCAGTCGCTTCACACGTTGCACGAGATGTGGCTGTTCCGCCGTCATAAACACCACCAACATAACACTTACCAGTTGATGGTTCACCTGTACACATATAAATTCGATATTCCGAGTTCATTACTGTAGAGTGATATCCTGTTATTGATACGAATGAACGACCAGGGTCAGCGATTCCCGTTATACCTGCCGCGGTATCTCCGTCGAATGCGATAGTGTCTCCAGTGTCCCAGTCAAGCCGAGGAAGTACCGGAGAAATGTCATCGTTCTGAATTCGCTTGGCACCAACAATGTCGGTCCAATACTGACTTTCATCTTCATCTAGTGGGTCAGGTAGCGTAAAGTTACCTGAACTTTCGACATTTCCTTGAGCATCATTCGGCCAAGCGTCAGCCCGCCCAAAACCTAGATACAGGAAGTTGTCGTCTGCAGAACCAGTAGTTTTGAACTGGTCGATAAAAACCATCAAGTTCTGTGTTCTGAATTTACTGGTTACAATTGCACCCATTTTGCTAACTCCTAAAAATTATTTAGTTTGATTATTTAATCAGAACTATTTATACGTTTATTTAAGAAAACTCTTTAATAGTTCTCTCTGTTTATGAGGGGCCCTTAGGCCATACATCAGTCTCACCAATTATCATATGGTTCCCAAGTTGATGTCCCTACATTATAATGCCAACCCCCTGAAGAACTGATTTGAGTTTCGGTTAGGCCTTTGGTCACCGATATTTGAACTAATGGTGCAAATCCGTTCTCAAGTCCGTGTGAGTGTATTACATCTTTGGCTTCAAATGCCTGAATTTCTACAGAATCGATAACGTCATTTGCAACTCCATAGACTTTATGAACGATTGTGTTCTCTCTATTTGCTTCAAAATGTCCATAAGATTTTTCTTTGGCATATTCTTCCTCGGGTATAAATGTTAATGGAGAACAGACAGTCATCAGTTTTTCTTTGAGGAATGCTCCACCTTCCAGTGGGTCTTCGGACTGAATATCTACTCCAAAGTGTTCGCCGGGAGCATTCCAATTATTTGGAGTAATGAGTGTGGACCTATTGTCTAACCTACTCATCACCTCAATGATATACTCATCTAAGGCTTTCTCAAGATGTACACTAAAACCAGTGTGAGCGTGGCCGATAGTACCGTGTTGTTCTGACTCTTGGTCCCATATATCGATTGCAACATCGAGGTATGAGAAGATCGCAACAATTAACTTAACATAATCTTGAGGCATCTCAACTTTCAAGTCAACACTAGAGCGGAAGGAGAATTCAGCGAATAGTTTTAGTCCAACTGGGTGGACAAGTTTCTTTAATACTTCTCTGTATGCTTCAATTGGAACTTCTGATTTAATAACATATGAGAAGTCCTGATAATAATCGTTATCTTGTAATTTTCTGTCAGAAGATAAGAAACCAGCAGAGTCTATCCAATAACCATTTGTTTTCCAAACGGCAGTGTCAACTAAAGGTTGTGACTCGTCTACTAACGCCTCACAAAGTTCTTTTGTGGTAGGTGGAGTACTAATACCATTTAAAATATTATTTTCTACGTCCTGAAGTACAGTTGTCACTTCTAGAAGAGGATACCAATCAAGAAAAGCAGATTCACCATAGTAAGGAGAACCTTTATCCCATCCGTCTGGATGCAGGGCCGCCAAACAGTCAATCATATTATCGAAGGTGCCTAAAACTGACCAGTCAGTAGATGTTGTACAGAAAGATTCGGTTGGAGTAGGATTCCAATAGAAACCATCCGAGTTAACTATTTTTTCTCCGAGTTGAAAGTCACCATCTACTTCTAATAGATTTAATTTTGTATAGTCTACGTCAAAGCCTGAGATTTGTGCAGTGGCACCAGACGTTAATCCTGTAATTGTTATTCGTGGCGCAACTAAGGGAACTTCATTTGGATGACCAGAAATGTGCATCCATTTATCTGTCCATCTATGCCCGTTAACAATACATTCGCCCTCTGTCCTTATGCCTTCTGATATAATGATTGCGACATAAGGAACAACATTGAGTTGTGTTCCTACGTCTTCCCAAATTTGTTCATCTTTAATAAAGACGCCATTAACTTCTGTGAGTAGTAATTTTTCGTAATCTGTGGTAAATATTGACTCGTCCATATCAACGAAAGCAGTTGCTCCGGAGACTTGGCCGATAATCTTTTTATTATATATTGACCTGACTGTATCTGCGGTCTGAACATTTACAGTTGCACCTTCATATTCGCCACCAACTTCGGCCGCGGCCTTGTCTGTTAGAATTGTAATCCACTGTGGCTCATACCATACAGAACCAGATGCTTTCCATATCCATTCCTTTGGATACATCGTTTCAACATCTGCATCGAAATCTCGTCTGAAGAGGAAGTCTAGAGCAGAAGTGGTACCTTTTTGTCTATAGACTGGCTGAACATTTTTTGAAAGGAAAGACTTATCTGTAGTGGATACAGTAGGGTCAACAGCAGAATGAGGAGTACCGTGAAGATACTGTTTCTCAAACTCTGGAATAAACTGGTCGAGAGCGTGGTCAACGTCTATGTTCTGAATTAAATCTGTTATCTGGTTGAATTCACCTAGTTCACCATTTACGCCCGTTTCTCTTTCCAAGTATTCAAAATACTTGCGAACAAACGTGATGAACATCGGATGTTCTGCCCGAACATAGTCGGGCACCATTCTCTCAACAAAGATTGATAAAAACTTCGCTGGATGTTTAGTAAAGTTGTCTTTTTTACGCGACATTTGCTGTTACGCCCATCAATTAATACTCTGCATTGTAACACTTGTTTTATTGAGCATAAGAAGGTTACTTCGGATTGCAGAAATGTCGTTTGATTGGGGTGTAGCATACAAACCAATTACTGAGTTAGTATCCAGAAACTGCATTGTCTGTGTGATGTCTGGTTTGAATCCAATTAACTCAATAATTCCATTTTCATAATCGACAGTTCCTTGTTCAGTGTTTAAGAATTTTTCATTGATAATATCATACAAGAGAATATGTCCTTGTCCATCGTCAAGTAGTGCGAATTGCGTACCTGCTTCTGTATTACCGAATACTGAAGATACAACAGAACCAGGAGTAATTGCATTGTTATATTTGAAAATGTAGTTACCAACCGTGTTCGTTGCTTGTATGAAAAACGCCTTAAAAAATTTAATACTTGTCAAGTTGTTAGAGATAGAATCATCAGACGTATCAATAGTATTAACAAGGCGAGAATATCGCATTGTCACTTTAAACTGAGTAAGTTCACTCTCAAAGAAATTATTTACTCCATTGATAATCTTAGTTTGAATTTCACTAGCAGACAATACAGTTAGTAATGGGTCATATTTAACTGTCGTATCTACGTCAATATATGTGTATTCTGGTGCAGTAATAATAGGATTAATCGCTAATATATTGTATTTGGATAGAACTTCGTCTGTTAATTTTTGTTTAGTTAATGGCGATAATTCTAATCCGTGTTTCGGTTTGATACAGATAAAGACAGCACCATATTGTGGCGGGTCATTATCTTCCCCACCCCAAATAGCAATTGATTCAATGTTTGGATATTTCTCTACAAGAATTGTTTTATAATCCTCGGCTGTAACTGCTCGATCTTGTCTCTCATATGACCTAGGGGCAGTTTCTTTAATATTGTCAGTTGTTTCTTTTTCAGCACCAAGAGAAGATATATCCACTGTGGCTACAGTCACTTGTCCTGCTGTATAATTTGAATCAATAGTTGATACAAGAGAAAATGTTTGCTCATTAATAGTCGATGTATAGTTACCCTCGGCTCCAACAGTGCTTAGATAAACCGCTTTAATTACTTGTCCATCACGAGGTCTCTTACCAAAGATTTCATTACCGAAGTAAATTTCAGATATTCCATCTAATCCCTCTTGAAGAAAGAATACCGTGGAAGTACTATCTAGTTCAGAAAGAATTTGATTATTCGTCCAGGGTTTATCATCAACGGTCAACGTGATTGAGCCCCTATCACAAGTGTCATCATCAATGAAGAATTTTTGTATTTCTGAGACTGCATCGTAAGTCCACTCTAGTTCTTTTAATGAACCTTGGCGTAGTCTTACTTCTCCAACGAACTCTCCGCCCTCGTCAGCGAATATGTTTATTGTATCTAAGTTTGTGAATGTAGTTGGTACTCCGTTGATATTAGATACGAATTGTGTTCCTTTTTCGACAATGATATATGATGGGTTAAAACCAGTCGTATTGAAAGTTAATTTGACAATCGCCTCAGAGGCTGTAACTGATTTTGGAATATATCCAATGCTTTTTGCGTGAGATACTACAGAATTTCGGAGGGTGGCCGTGTCAAGAAACGCTTCATTGATAGCCATATTCGTATGGAATCCCATATAATGAGTAGTATATGCCATTACGTCTAACAATACACTCATTCCAGAGCCATCAAAGTCGTAATCTACGAACTCGTTCTGTCCCTTCATAAACTCTTTTATATTATTTTTTATTCCACCAAACTCAAGATTACTCAAGTTTAGTGCTTTTGGATTTTCTGCCATATCTTTACTACCTCAATCTGTTTAGAAAGAAATCTAAGTTTATTGGAGACCCCTCATTTACTGGTACATAAGCGATGGTTACATCGTAACCGTTTCTGTCTGGGTCTGCGGTAACTTTTACTCCTATTAAGTTTACTCTAGGTTCAAATGTGCGAATTGCCTGCTCAATAGCGTCTTTCAATGTAACTCGTGTTTCAGTAGACATAGGCTCGAATAACGAATGATATAACGTTGAGCCAAATCTACTCTGGAATACTCGTTCTCCACGCTGAGTTTTTATTATATTAATGACACTTCCATTGATAGCATCCACATCAGAACGCCCAACCACGTCATTAGTCAGCGGATGAATCAACATATCAAGGTCGAGGTCTCTATATTTTCTAACTCGTTGTGTTCTTATTGGTTGGGGCATTATTTTT